CGCCGCCGATGGCCACCAGCGCGCCCGCGATGGGTTCGGCGTTCGCGCTGACCCAATCACCGAACTGGGTGAGCTTGTCGGCCACCGCCTGGATGATACCGGCCGCGCCGTTGAACGCGTCGCCCAACTGGGTGCCGATGCTTCCCGCGTCGGACAATCCTTGCAGTCCGGGCGCTATCGTGGTGGCGATGTCGGAGAACGCCTGGCCCATCGAGCCGAGCGCGCCGCCCACGGCCTTCACGGTGTCCGTGAGGGATTGGAACGCGCCGGTCTTGCTTATGGAGTCGGTGAACTGCTTCAATCCTCCGGTGGCTTTCGCGGCGAAGTCGCTCACGCTGTCGGCGGCTTCGGTGAGCGCTCCGGTCACCGTGGGTTTGAACAGGTCGAACGCGTCTGTGAGTCCGCCTGTTATGGCGGCTTCCAGATTGCCCAACGCGCCTTCCATGGTCTTCGTGCTCGATGCGGCTTCCTTGGCGACGTCGCTCATGCCCAAGTCCATGATGGCCTTGTTGAACTCGTCCGCCGATATCTCGCCCTTTTCCATCGCGTCGCGGAAATTGCCCGTGTACGCGCCGTTCTTGAACATGGCTTCCTGGAGTTTGCCCGAAGCGCCGGGGATGGCGTCGGCCAACTGGTTCCAGTTCTCGGTCGTGAGCTTGCCCGCGCCAGCCGTCTGGGTGAGCATCATCGCCACGCTTTTGAACGTGTCGGCGTTGCCGCCCGCCACGGCGTTCAGGTTGCCCGCCGCCTCGGTCAAACCGGTGTAGTCGCTGATGCCGTTCGCGGCCAACTGGGCGGTGGTGTTCTGTATCGTTGAGAGGTCGTACACGGTGCGGTCGGCGTAGTCGCGCGCCGCCTGTGACGCCTTCTCCACGTTCGACGTGTCGATGCCCGCGAAGTTCAGGGTCTGCACGAACTTGTCGGTGCTGTCGCTCATGTCGATGACAGCGCCGCCGAAGTCCTTGAGCTTGTCCCACAACTCGGTCACGCCCTTCAACGCGGCACCGCCCATGAAACTGCCGAACGCCGCCGCCTTGCTGGTGGCCTTCTGGAACGCCTTCACCGCGTCGTCACTGTTGCCGGTGATGCGCACCGACATGATCGCGCTATGAGCCACCGGTTTCCTCCATTCGTTCGGCTTCGTCCTGCAATATCTCCACCGCCGTCGCCCAATCCAAGTCGCTTGACTTCTCCCTCCACTCCCACGGGGTGCCGCCGAAATAGCGGGACAGCAGGCAAGAGAGACGGCCTAGCGAGTCGTCAGGCCACGCGGTCAGAGCGTAGGGTTTGCTGGTTCCGGGTCTTTCTGTTCGAGCGCGATGTCGTCCACGGTGTCCATCCACTCGTCGAAGCCGAGCGTGGTGTGACCGGAGTTGCGCATGGCGATGAACGCGAGATAGTAGGACTGGCGGATTCGGCTGGCGTCGCCCGCCGCCCATTTGTTGATCTGGGCGTGTTCCTCGGCCTGGCACAGGGCGCGCGGCGTGAGTCGCGTTTCCTCGGTGCGGCCGTCCGCGTAGGTGACTTTCACGATCTGCATGATCTAGGCTCCCTTTACTTCGTTGAGTGTCTTATCGATGAATTGCCTGTAGACGCGCTGCCACGCGCCTTCCGTCGAGGCCACGCCGTTGTTGACGAACAGGCGCGGCTTGATGCGCCGGGCTGGCCGCCCGTAGTTGATGACGCCCGCATAGGGCACGCTTTTGCGTCCCGCGCGGATGACACCGGCCTTCTGTGTCGCCCCGACACGGATTGATGAAGCCAACCTGCCGTTCTTGCCGCGCGGCGCGAGATTGCGCACCGCTGGCAATGCGATGTTCGCGGCCTGCCGGTTGACTTCCTTGAGTTCCTTCATGTCCGCGCCCGCCTTGCGCATGGTGGACACGAACCGTTTTTGGCCTACCACGTAGGCGGCTGTCGCGGCCATGCTAGTTTCCTTCTTGCGCGGTGATGGTTCCGCTGTAGGCCGCGTGGCTGAGGTTGGTGACGGGGAAACTGAAATCGTTGGTGTTCTTGCTTTTCACGTCGCCACCGATGCTCACGGCGCTCACGTTCACGTTGCCCGTCCACTTGATCTTGCCCTTGTTGTTTGGCACCCACTCGAACGGCATCTGCTCGCCAGCGTGGTCGAAGCACCACGCGCTGAGGTTGTCGGCGTCGAAGTCGTCCACGATGGTGCCTTCAAGCGTCCAATCGGTGCTTGTGCTGGCGTCCTGAGAGCCGTCGAGGAAATTGATAGGGTCGTCGGTGTTGTTCGACGCCGCCAATTGCACCTTGGTGACCTGCGCGCTGAAGTCGCGCCCCTCACCCGTGTCGGTGATGGTGAGCTTGCCCGGTCCCAATGTTCTGATTGCCGCCATGATTGTGTCCTTTCGATTACATGGGGTTGAGTGTGATTTCGTATGCGGCGAGCGTTCCCGCGCCCGCGAGGTCGAAGCCGACTGGAGTGGCCGTGGCCATGTTCACGTCCGCCTGGTGCATGATGTCCATGGCTTCTAGGATCAGGTCGTAGCCGCGCGTGTTCGTGTTCGCCGTTCCCGCCACCGCGAGAATCTTGAACGTCACGTTTGGTTCCAGTTCCCAGCCGTCCCAAGCGATGTCAGGCGGCATGATGACCAAGCTGACCTTGCCCGGCGATGGTTTGACCAGTGACGGGTCTGTGGTGACTTGGAGGATCAGGCCGTGCCCGGCTTCGGTGATGCGTTCCTTGAGCTGTTCGGTGAGTTCGTCCACTCGGCTCATGCGATGCCCAATCCTGCGGGCAAGCCCGCCGCCCTGAGCTTCGGCCAAGCGGTGCGCAACGGGTCGGTGGGGATTCTGAACGGTTCCACGCCGTCCGTGATTCCCACGATGCCGTTTCTCGCGTCCTTGGCCTGCCACAAGTCCAAAGCCACCGACAGCGTGCAGTCGTCCACCACGTCCTTCGGGATGCCGTAGCCATCCACGTGCGGGGAGAGGTAGGCGCGTGCCGCGCGGAGCCTCGCGGCCAAGGCCGGACGGTCGTCGGTGTCGAGCGTTCCGGCCTGCCTTGCGAGTTCATTCAGAAGTGGGTCGTCCGCCATCAGGCCGCCGGTTTCTCGGCCACGTTCAGCAGGGTGCGCACCGCCGCCGCGTCACGCGCCTTGAGAATGTTCTTGCCGATGTCGGTCGCGCCGCCGAGCGTGTCAACGGTGGTGGCCTCCGGTGCCGTCGTGCCGCCGACGGCTGCGCGGAGTTCATTGATCGCGGCGATGATGGTCGGCTCGAACGCGGGGCCATACGTGTCTTCGGGGATGTTGGGTAGTTTGGTCTTCCATTCCATGGTCGGGTTCCTTTCTGTCAGGCGTTGGCGAACTTGATGGGCAGGATGCCTTCGGGCAAGGTCACGCCGAACGCGGCGTAGCCGTACACGCTGAAGTCTTTGGTGAGGTTGAGTACGTTGTCGTCCTGGAGCTGGAAGGGACTGTTGCCGTTCTCCCACACGGTCACGGCTCCCTTGTCGAGGAACGCGGCGGTTCCTGCGGCCGCGCCGGGCATGAGCACCACTGGCACGCGAAGCAGTGAACCGGTGATGTCGGTCGTGTCGATGCTGCCGAGCCGGTCGATGCCGCCGCCGCTGATGTCCATGAAACGGTCGCCGTCGTCGCTCAGGTGGGCGATGGCCTTGAACACGTCGCCGGAAACGCCGAGATAGTCCAATGATGTGTTGCGGTCTTCAACCTCAAGGCGCGCGTCGATGATGATGTCGAGCCAGTCGTTCGGGGTCATCGCCGTCAATGCCTTGCCCGCGTCGATTTTGTCCGAGGAGGACACGTCACCGATGGCACCGTAGAGGGCGATGCGGGTGGCGGCTTCGGTGTTGCGCGCGTACGCCTTGACCAACGCCTCAAGGGTTTTGTCCAAGTAGGGCACGCTGGCGCGTTCGATGGCCTGGCGGCTCAGGGACGTGTAGCCGCCGTAGGTTTCGATGGTCGCGGTTCGTGCCCCGATCTTGATCTCGCCATAGTGGAGGTAGTCGCCTTCCTTGGCCTGCTTGCCTACGGTGGTGGTGTCCTCGGTGACGATGGGATAGCTCAGCGTCTCGCCTTCGGACGGCAGCGCGGCGTGTGACACGAGGTTGGTGATGCGGCGGCGCTGTTCGAGGATGCGAAGCGTGTTGCTGATCCATACCGGCTGCGGGTCGCTGTTGGCGAGCACGCCGCCCGTGTAGTCGCGCTTGCTGATCTGCTCGTAGTCGTTGCGCGCCTGTTCGTCGCCCTTGGCGAGCTGCTTGAGCAGATGCCCGTAGCTGCGGTAGGATGCGGCGGGATTCGAGCTGCCATGGTTGTTCATGGTGGCTAGGCTCGCCTGGATGCTGCGCAGCACGTCGGCCTGTTCGGCCTGTTCCGCTCGCACCTTTTCGATGGTTTCGTTTTCCATGTGGTTCCTTTCCTGGCTGTTCTCGGTATTGAGGTTGCGGTGGTTCTCCACCTTGGCGTTCTGGTATGCGGGCCAGCTCACCAAACTCACTTCCATGAGGCGCACGCGGCGGCGGTGGGTCACGTTGTTTTCGTCGCGTTCGTCCTCCAACGGGATGAATCCGACGCTGAGCGAGTCCAACGCGCCTTCGTCCATCAATGCCACCGCGTCGCGCCCAAGCTGGGTGTCAGCGATTCGTGCGGTGATGTGAAGCCCGTCGTCGCGGTTCTCTGCCGAAGTGATCGCGCCGATCAGTTCGGCGTGCTGGTAGCAGAGCTTGGCCGTGTCGGCGTTCTCGAAAACGGTGTCACGGTCGAACGTTTCCGCCCCGTCCCACGGGTCGTTGTAGATGTCACCGAACGGGACGGCCACGCCCTCGATGCTGCGCCCGTCACCATCTGATGCTTTGCGGAGTTTCAGGCCGCGGTAGGCGATTTCCTTGCGTTCGTTCATTCGGTTTCCTCCAAGTCGTTCGATGGTTGCGGGGTTGGTGCGGCGGGTAGTGGTGGCCTGCCTTCCATGGCGCGCGCCTCATCTACGGTGAGTACGTTGCACGCTATGAGAATCTGGTAGGTTTCGGCCTTGGTCTTCGTGTCGCTTCGGCGCATGCTGTCCCAGTCGAGTTCCACGCTGGTGCCGCGCGGCAGCACCTCACCCAACGCGAGTTCGATGGGCTGCGCGTAGGCTTCAAGAGTGAAGTCCGCGAACTGTATCCATTCCTGTTCGATATTGCTGTAGGTGAGGTTCGAGCCTTCCACCGCCGCGAGCATGAGCGAAGCGGGGATGCCCAACAGGCGGGCTATCTGCGTGGTGTCGAACTGCTGCGTCTCCAGAAACTGCATGTCCTTGGGACTCAGCGCCAGCTGGGTGTATTTCAGGTCGCCGGTGAGCACCTTCACGTCATCGACGTTGCGCTTGAAACTTTCCTTGACCTTCTCGGCCACTTCGTCGTTCAACGGCTTCGCGGTGCTGATGATGCCCGTGGGATGCGTGCCCTCGGAAAAATACCTTGATTTGTAATCGCGCGCGTCGATGGCTCCCTCGATCTCCTCGCGCGCCGCCTCGATGGGCCCCATGCCGCGCAACCGTCCCGGCACCTTCAAGAATCTGAGATGAATGATGTCGTTTGACGTGTATTCGCGCCCCATGTACCAATAGCGCTTGTCGGGGTTGGCGATGTCGCCGCGAGCGTCGGAAACGCTCACCAACGCTGGCGGCAGATTCCGCAAGCCGATGGTTGAG